TCTTTGTTAAATGCAAACAAATTAAACGTAACTATTTATTGCGTTGATACTTTTCAAGGTTCTTCTGAACACGCTAACTTAAAATTACCACAAGACTTCTCACAAATATTTAGAGACAATTTAGAATATTATATTAACAGAGATATGGTGATTCCAATGCAGGGTAGATCAGATGATACTAAAATTTTAGAGGTGTTTGAAGAAGCTAGCATAGATTATATCATGGTAGATGGTGCTCATGAATATGAACCAGTCATAGATGATATACAAAATTGGTGGCCTAAACTTAAACCAAATGGTGTAATGTTTGGTGATGATTATCAACTTGCTTCAGTAGCAGAAGCAGTAAAGAAGACATTGCCAGAAGTAATGGCAGGTGGGTTAGGTGTTAATGGCAGTCAAGAGCAAACATGGTATGCAAGTAAAGATAATACTTATACATTTTTTGAAAAAACAGTTCCTGGAGTTAACTGCCTTAAATGAGTGTATTTGTATTACATAATTATCAAAAAGAACTTAAAAGCTTAAAAGAAAACCTCTTAGAAAATTTAACTGTAGGGGTTGATAAAATTGAAGATTACAAGTATATTTTAGGCAAGATACACATGCTTGAAGCATGCCAACAGGAGCTTTCTCGCCTGCTGGAACAAGAGGAGAAAATTGATGACTAAAACATTATACGTGCCTGATCACGTAAAAGCAAAATTAGACAATCCTTCTAAAGGAATTGACAAAAAGAAAACTGAAATAGATAAACTTCCAAAACCTGTTGGGTGGAGAATTTTAGTTTTACCTTTCAAAGCAAAAGATAAATCAAAAGGTGGTATCATACTCACCGATAAGACTATTGAAGATTCACAATTAACTGCATCTGTTGCCATGGTATTAGCCGTAGGAGATGATGCATATAAAGATAAGGAAAAGTTTCCTAATGGACCTTGGTGCAAACAAGGTGATTGGGTTGTGTTTGGCAGATACGCTGGTTCAAGAATCAGGATAGATGGAGGAGAAGTAAGATTATTGAATGACGATGAAATACTCGGCACAGTAGATAATCCAGAGGACATATTAACAATACTTTAACATGGAGGTACCATGCAAACAGAACTTAACACTGCAAAAGACGAAAAGCTGGTTGATCTTGATACATCAGGAGAAGGCGCAGAAGTCGAATTAGAAGATAAGTCTCATGGCGCAGTAGCACCAGAAAAATACGAAGAAGTAAAAACTGAAGAAAAAGATCCTCTTAATCCTGAGGTTGCCGGACAACAATCTGAGGAAATGGATCAATATTCTGATAAAGTCAAAAAAAGAATAGATAAGCTTACTTGGAAGATTAGAGAGGCAGAAAGAGAAAAAGAAGCTGCTCTCGTATTTGCACAAAATGTGCAAAAAGAATTACAAGATGCTAAAAAGAAAACTTATGACATTGATAAAGGTTACATGTCAGAGAGTGAAGTTAGAAATAAAATGGCATCTGATCTTGCTCGTCAAAATCTTATAGCTGCAAGAGAAGCAGGTGATTATTCAAAAGAAGAAGAAGCAAGACAAGCTTTGACTAAACTTGATCTTGAAGCAGAAAGAATAAGAGTTACCAAATCTAAAAAAGAACAAGAGTATGAACAGTTTTCAAAAGAATATGAAAACGTTCAACAACAAATTCAAAATGAGCCAAGACCACAACCATCTCAAAAAGCATTAGCTTGGGCAGAAAAAAATACTTGGTTTAGATCTGATGCCGAAATGACAGATTACGCTCAAAGAATACATAGAGGTTTAGTAGCAGAAGGATTTGACACAGAGTCAGATGACTATTATGATGAATTGACTAATAGAGTTAAAAACAAGTTTCCAGAGTCTTTTGAAGACTCGGATCAGACGATCAGAGGTAACACAATCGCCCAACCCGTTGCTTCTGCCACAAGGTCTGCAACACCGGGGCGCAAGTCTGTTAAGTTGACCGCTAGTCAAGTAAAAATAGCAAAAAAGCTAGGGGTTCCCTTAGCTGAGTATGCTAAGTACGTTTAAGGAGGTACAAAATGACAGATATTAAAACACCAAGAAGTGCACAAACAAGGGCTAAAGAGGAACGTAGAAAACCTTGGAAGCCACCGTCTCAACTAGACGCACCACCATGTCCTGATGGATATAAGCAAAGATGGCTTCGACATCGAGTCAACGGTATGGATGATACAAAAAACATCAATGCTAGACTCAGAGAAGGCTGGGAGTTAGTGAGGTCAGACTCACATACAGAAGGTCAATACTCTGCATATAATGGAAGTATCAAAGCTTATGAGGGTGTCATCAGCGTGGGTGACTTGCTTTTGGCAAGAATGCCAGTGGAAACAATTAATGAGCGTAACGCTCATTACAAGCGAATGACTGATCAACAGACTGAAGCTTGGGAAACAGATCCGCTGCGAGAACAACATCCTAGCATGCCTATGAACGCAGATAGGCAAAGTCGTGTATCTTTTGGCGGTGGAAATAAAAAACCATCTCAAGATACTTAATTATAAAGGAGATGAACTATGGCAAATCAAGAAGGCAATTTTGGATTTCGTCCTGTTCAAATGCTTGGTGCAGCTTATAATGGTCAAGGCCAACAAGAGCTGTCTATCGCAAGTAACGAGACAAATTCAATCTTCCAAGGTGATCCAGTTGTATTAAATGCAAACGGATCAATTTCTCGTGGATCCTCTGCTGGTGCTGAACTAATTGGTATTTTTAACGGTTGCTTTTATACAGACCCTACAACGTCTAAACCAACTTTTTCAAATCATTATCCAGGCGCCATCGTAGCGAGTGATATCGTTGCTAACGTAATCACAGATCCAGATGTGGTGTTTGAAGCTAAAGTAGATGACGCAAACGCCGGACTAGCACAAGTTGGTTCAACATGTAACATTGCAACATACAGTGCAGGTGATACCACTTCAGGTATTTCTAACGTTGTAATTGACGGTGGAACATTCGCAACTAGCAGTGCTTCAAACTTCGCTGTTGTCGCATTATCGACAGATATCGAGAACAGTGACTATACTGCTGCTAATGCTAACATTCTTGTTAGAATTAACAAACATCAGTATAGAGATACTACAGGCATATAGGAGGTTAAACTATGGCTATTTCTAGAAGTCAACTCGTTAAAGAGTTAGAGCCAGGTTTGAACGCCCTGTTCGGCTTGGAGTATGGGCGCTACGACGCTCAACACGCAGAAATCTTTGAGACAGAAACTTCAGATCGTGCATTCGAAGAAGAAGTAATGTTATCAGGATTTGGTAATGCAAGAACGAAGAGTGAAGGTGGGTCAATTGTTTATGACAATGCGACTGAAACATTCACAGCACGTTACACACATGAAACAATTGCACTAGGCTTTGCAATCACTGAAGAAGCTGTCGAAGATAATCTTTATGACAGAATCTCAGCAAGATATACAAGAGCACTTGCACGTTCCATGGCAAACACAAAACAGGTGAAAGCTGCAAACATTTTAAATAATGGTTTTGATAACAACTTCCCTGGTGGTGACGGTGTTGCTCTTCTTTCTGACGCACACCCGCTAGTAGCAGGTACATTAAGAAATGAACTTGCTGTGGCTGCTGACCTTAATGAAGCATCATTAGAGCAATCTCTAATTGACATTGCTGCATTTGTAGATGAGAGAGGTTTATTAATCTCTACTCAAGGAAGAAAACTTATTGTTCCTTCTGAGTTACAATTCGTTGCTGACAGATTAACTGAGTCTGCATTCAGACCAGGAACTGCTGACAATGATGTAAACGCATCAAGAAACATGGGTATGATTCCTGAGGGATATACAGTAAACAACTACTTAACTGATCCAGATGCATTCTTCATTAAAACCGACATTCCTAACGGATTCAAATTATTCCAAAGAAGTCCAATTAGAACTTCAATGGAAGGTGATTTCGACACAGGAAATGTAAGATACAAAGCTAGAGAGAGATACTCATTTGGTTTCTCTGATCCTAGATGTGTATTCGGTTCACCAGGTGCTGCATAAGCATAACCAAAATCAAATCTTTGAAAGGGCGTATGTCTTTGACTGCGCCCTTTTTTTATGCCATATTGATGGTCTAGCATGACAAATTACACAAACTGGGCTAGCAGACGATATAGAGATTGTGTGATTAAGGTCTATATAACCAAGGAGGTTTATTATGGCAACAACAACATTCGCAGGTGTCGTTAGATCTAACGGCGGCGACGATAAAAGAGGTACCTATGCTGGTTCTATGTTGATGGCGGCTCAATTTTATTTTGATCCATCAGCAGCACAAGGAACTGACGTTCAGGTATCAGCAACAGATACAAGAAAAGTAGTTTTACCAAAAAACTGTGTTATTACAGGTGTAGCATTTAATCCAGACGCAACAGGTGGAACAAATCCTACTATTGATATTGGATTTACCGATTTTGATGGTGGCACTAATTTTGTAGACGTTGACGGATTAATTAATGAGGGCGATGCAGATGCAGGAGGCGTTACAACTATTTGGGGTGGTGACTCAGGCTCTGGTGCTGTTCTCGGTGATTTGGATACACCATCAACTGAAAGAATTAAAATTGTTGGTGGTCAAGGTTCATCTGCTGCAACAGGTGGTACAATCACAGGTATACTTTACTATTACGTAGTAGACGACGGTAAAGCAAGCGAAGGCAGATAGGAGTAAATTATGATAGGTACAAGTTCGGCAAAAGTTACTGCAACGGGTAATGTAACTACACGACCAGCAAGACTTATTGCTATTCATGCTGTTTGCGCAGGATCTGCAGGAAGCATAGTGCTTAAAGATTCTAGCACTGGAAGTACCTTATTCGATATTGATACTCCAGGTAGTGCTACCGCAGTTATAGAAACTTACATTGGTGATGAAGGTATGAGATTTCCAACAAATATTCATGCTACACTCACTAATGTAACATCATTAACCTGCTTCTTTGCATAATGAGAAAACGGGACAAACAACCCCCAAAAACTAAAAAATATTTCCGCCCCACTAAGGCAGGGGCGGGAATGACTAAGGCCGGTGTTGCTAAGTATAGACGTGACAACCCTGGTTCTAAATTAAAAACTGCTGTAACAGGAAAAGTAAAACCTGGTAGTAAAGCAGCGAAAAGAAGAAAATCATTCTGCGCTAGAAGTGCAGGACAAATGAAAAAGTTTCCAAAAGCAGCAAAAGATCCTAATTCAAGATTAAGACAAGCAAGAAAGAGATGGAGGTGCTAAATGAAGCTTTCAGAAAATACATCAATCTCAATGCCTATGAGAAATCTTATTAGTATACTGGGAGCCACAGCAGTGGGTGTCTGGGCTTACTTTGGAGTAATCGAAAGACTAAATAATATAGAAACAAGAGCTACTTTATTTGAAGCTGATCTTGTTAAGAATGCAGATCAAACTCCTATAGATCAGGAACAGTTTATGCTACTAGAATTTGTATCAGATCAAGTAGAGGGTATGTCAGAAGATTTAGAAAACATGGCTCATAACAAAGTAAATATTATGAGATTACAAACTGATATGGAAAAAGCACTAAATGACATTGAAGAATTAAAAGATAAAATAAGGGCAGCAAATGGTTACTAAAGTTATTATAGCATTATTATTATTTTCTTCACAGGGCACTATGCTTGAACATACTGTTACTGATGGTGTTAAAGATTGTCTTGAAAAGAAAAGAATTATGGAACGAAATATGTCGGATACAGTTAGAATATCTTGTGCAAAAGTAGAAGCACAAATAGAAACCATAGAGGGTGTCGAATTTATAAGATCTTTAAGTAAGGTTAAATAATGTACTTGGGGTATTTTTATTTACTCTGTGCGTTTATAACTGTAATATTTATGTATTTATCAATACAAACCTAATTAGGAGATAGGAGTTATACTATGTGCGATTGTAAAACAGATGAGGACTGTGTATGTCGATTAAGATAGAGATGAAAACGGTCCTGCCTTATGTTGTGCTTATTGCAACAATAGGCATGACATGGGGTATGTTTACTGAGCGACTAAATGCAGTTGAAAAAAAGGCAGATAGTGTCGCAAAAATGCAACAAGATATTGCTATTATCAAAGAGAGAATTCTTCAAATGGATGATAAAATTATGTGGATAGAAGAGTTTTTAATTAAGACAGTGGAGTTTTAAATGCCCATATCAAGAGGACAAATGAGACAGCAGGTATCAAAACCAGGTGCAAAAAAAATTAAAAAAGTTATTAAGGGTTTAAAAAAAGCATCAAAGCTTCACGCAAAACAAGCAAAATCTTTAAAAGGAGTTATAGGTGGCCGATCCAAAAAAAGGAACCGGTAAGAAGCCGAAGGGCTCTGGTAGGAGATTATATACAGATGAAAATCCTAAAGATACTGTCGGTATTAAGTTTGCTACACCATCGGATGCGAGAAAAACGGTTGCAAAAGTTAAAAAAATTAAAAAACCATTTGCTAGGAAAATTCAAATCCTCACAGTCGGAGAGCAACGAGCAAAAGTAATGGGTAAGACAGAAGTTGCTAATATATTTAAAAAAGGTAAAGTAAGTATAAGGAGAAGTAGAAATGGGAAAACTATGTCCAAGAGGTAAAGCAGCAGCAAAAGCTCGATTTAAAGTATATCCTAGCGCATACGCAAATATGTATGCTAGTGCTGTATGTAGTGGAAAAATAACACCTGGTGGTAAAAAAAATAAAGGCAAGAAAAAAGCCATGGGTGGCACTATTTCTCAAGATAGAAAAGCCGTATCTTTCAAAAGAATGGCTAAAGGTGGATCAATTGTTGCAGCAGGTTGTGGCATGGTTGATTCAGGTAGACGCAAAAAAACCAAACTCTACGTCTAAGGAGGTAAATCATGAATAAGTTATGGAGCAAGTGGAATAACTTAAATAAAAAGGGTAAAGCAATTGCTGCCGTTTTTGTTGTAGTTGTTTTATGGGCCATTTATAATCAAATCTGGTAATGGCAAAAAAGGGTTTACGTGCTTGGGTTAAAGAGAATTGGGTTGACATAGCCAACAAAAGATCTGATGGATCTTATCCTAAATGTGGTAGAAGCGGTGGAGAAAAAAGAAAAAACTATCCTAAGTGCGTACCCATAGCAAAAGCAAGAGCTATGTCAAAAGGTCAAAAAGCAAGCGCTGTTCGGCGTAAACAACAAGCTGGTAATCCTGGTGGTAAACCCACTATGGTCAAAACAATTGTCAAGAAAAAAACTCGCAGAAAAAATAAAAGATGATGTAATTAATTGGTCTAAGAATGTCTTAGAACCAATGAATAAACACCTAGGTTATCCTGCATGCCCTTTTGCTGCAAAGTGGAGAAAAGATGGCAAGCTTAGAATAGAAGTTAGATCTGACAAATCAAAATATGAAAAACACCTAACGACATTACTCAAAGATTGGAACAAAAAGAAACATGATATAATTATCTTTTGTGATCCTTTTTGGGAACAATACACACCTGAACAATTTCAAGATAAAATAGATTTTTACAATAAGACTTATAATAGACGAGATGTTTATTTCATGGGTTTTCATCCTAGTAATCCAGCATCAGTTGAAGAACAAGAGTTTTTAGTAGAGCCTACGGATGACTGCGAGTATGAGACTGACTTAGCTTATTCTATGATGTTAATACAGAAATTTAAACAGCTATATGAAGCAAGTTGCAAACTACATAAGATAGGTTATTATGAAAAATGGCCAGCCGAGTATTACGATGAGGTCGTAAAAACAAGGCAAGACGAATATGAACGTATATTTAAAAAGGAGCGTACATCATGATGAAAAAGAAAAATGTCGTTGGAATGAAAAAAGGCGGCAAAGCTAAAAAAAAGAGCGTGGTCAAGAAACGTGGCGGCGGTGCTATGAAAAAGAAGAACGTTGTTAAGAAGCGTGGCGGTGGCGGTATGAAAAAGAAAAATGTCGTTAAGAAACGTGGCGGCGGTATGATGCAGAAAATGCGTGGCGGCGGAGCTGCAAACCCACATAAATCAAGAAGAGGTATGTAATGGCTACCTCGGGAACTACTACTTTCAATCTTAGTTTTGATAGAATTATTGAACGAGCGTATGCACGTTGTGGTAAGTCTTTAAGAACTGGATATGAATTACAAGCAGCAAGAGATAATCTTAACTTGCTTTTTTCAGAGTGGGGTAACCGAGGTATACATTTATGGAAAGTAAAAAATCATACACAAAATTTAACTGCAAGCACAACTACATATACTGCACCGAGTGATGCATCTGATGTTTTAGAATTAGTTTTTAGAAAAATAGATGGTAGCGAAACTACTGACACAAGCATGACTAAAATATCAAGATCAGAATATGAAAATATACCTAATAAGTTTTCAACAGGAACACCTAGTCAGTATTACGTAAGAAGAAATTTATCTAATGTAGAAATAAATTTATATCAAACACCAGATACCACTGATACACAGATAAATTATTTTTATGTTGGTCGTATACAAGATGTTGGAGAATACACGAATGATCCTGATGCACCGTTTAGATTTTTACCATGCACTGTATCAGGACTTGCATATTATCTAGGTCAAGAAGTTGCACCAGAAAGATCACAAGAATTAGAAAGAAGATATGAAGCAGAATTACAAAGAGCGTTGACTGAAGACAGTCAATCAACCTCTGTAAATATTGTGCCTCGTAGTTTCTATGTAGGGTAAAATGACCTTTGCAAATGGTAATCGTTCCTTAGCTATCTGTGATAGATGTGGGCAACGATATAAATATTTACAATTAAGACAAGAATGGAATGGACTATTTACTTGTCCTTCGTGTTTTGAACCTAAGCATCCTCAGTTAGATCCCGGTTATCATCCTGCGGATCCTGTAGCACTTAGAGATCCAAGACCAGAATCAAATAAAATTTTAAAAGCTAACTCACCACCAGGTCCTAATGATGCAACCACTAATACCTTTGGGCAACCAATGCCAGTTACTGTGTTTGTTGGTGATCCTGGAGACAGTGCTTTTATGACAACTGTGCAAGGAACCTCACCAGATGATGGTTCTGCACCAACAACGTCATCTAGTATGTTGCCTCAAATTCCGAATCAAAAATTGACACTTGTATCAGTGGTTGGTAATGTGACAGTGGTGATATCATGAATTATTCTGAACTTTTAGATAATGTAAGAAACTATACAGAAGTGACATCTGATGTCTTATCTAACTCTGTTATCAATGTTTTTCTTACAAACATTGAAAATCAAATTGATAGACTAATAGACACTGACGCACAAAGAAGATACGCAACATCCACATTTGAAGCTAACAACAGTTTTTTAGATGTATCAGGGCCAGAGGGTGGCTTTAGATTTGCAAGAGGTTTGCAAATACATGGTTCTGATGGAACTATATCTTGGATGGAGCAAAGAGATGCTACATTTATAGATGAATATGCAAAAGAAAGATCTACGACAGATACAAATTTTACAGGTCAGCCTAAATATTGGGCTAATTGGGATGCAACAACATTGATTGTGGCTCCTACTCCTAATACTGCTTACACAGTAGAAATGTGGTATGATGAAACACCGGAGCGTTTAGGTAATGGTTCTGGAACAACATCTACCACAACTTTTGTTTCAAACAACGCACCAGAGGTTTTATTGTATGGAGTATTATCTGAAACCTTTTCATACTTGAAAAACGTACAAGATATGCAATTATACACCCAGAAGTTCCAAACAGCTCTTCAAGCTTTTGCTAATGAGCAGATGGGACGTAAACGAAGAGATGAGTATGTAGACGGAGTGTTAAGAGTAGCATTACCTTCTGCAGACCCTAAAGCCTAAGGAGGGCATAAAACATGGCAATAAACCAAGCAGTCTGTGCTTCCTTTAAACAGCAGTTGCTTCAAGGGGATCATGACATTGATAATGACACTATCAATCTTGCCCTTTATACAGATTCTGCAACTTTAAATGGAAACACAACAGCCTACTCAGCCACAAACGAAGTAGGTAATTCAGGAACATATACAGCAGGTGGTGCAACCTTAACAGGTGCTACTGTTGGTTTAACAGCAACTAGCGTTACAGCATCAACAGCATTCGTTGACTTTGCAAATGCAAGTTTTACATCAGCAACAATATCTGCACAAGCAGCATTGATCTATAACAGATCATCAGCCGCTACTAATGCAGCTATTTGTGTTCTTGATTTCGGAAGTGTAAAAACATCAACAAACGGTACATTCACAATCGCATTCCCAACTAACGATAAAGACAGTGCTATATTAAGATTATCTTAATATAAGAGGTCATTACCATGGCAGATGCTTGGGGTGAAGGTACATGGGGGCAAGGCTTTTGGGGCCAACAAAGTTCGGTCACAGTATCAGTTACTGGGTTATCGACAACAGCAGCGCTTGGCACAGAGTCAGTTGTTGCTGATAGTTTAGTTACATTAGACTCACTTCAATCTACTTTTACTTTAGGCACAGCAGCAGCAGAACAAGAATCTGTCTTTGATTTAACAGGTGTAACATCTCAATTTAATTTAGGCACTGTAAGTGTTGAAGAAGGAGCAGGAGTTACTCTTGATAGTCTATCCACATCATTTGCTGTAGGCACTGAAAGTGCATCAGGAACAGTTGATGCGGGTTGGGGAAGATCCACATGGGGGTCTTTTGCTTGGAATGAAAACATAACACAAGAAGTCAGCGTCACGGGAGTGACTATGGCTACGACTCTAGGTACCACAACTCAAGAAGTTGGAACTGGTGTTATAGTTTCAGTTACCGGTCTTGAGATGACAGGTGCATTGGGCACCACATCACAAACAGGAACAGCCGTAGAAACTCTTGATAGTCTTTCAGTAGGTGTTGCTCTCTCAGGAGCGACGGTATCAGGTGAGGGTAGTGTTGCTGTTATAGCACCCTCTGATCAATTAGATTTTGCTATTGGAACTCCTGTAATAGATATTTTCACACAGGTAGATCCAACCGCAGTTACAATGACTGCAACTCTTGGAACTGCTGTAGCAGAGGCAGATGCTTTAGTCACTCTTGATAGTTTATCTTCATCATTTGCTACAGGAACAGAAACAGTTGAAGTGGGAACTGGTGTAATTGTAAGTGTTTCAACAGTTGCAATGAGTTTTGCTACAGGCACGGAAACAGTTGAAGGTAGTGCTTTAGTAAACGTCACAGGACTTGACTTAACCATAGTCACAGGTAATCCTTTCTCTACACCGTGGGCGAATGTAGTTACAGGAGCAAGTAATACTTGGACAGAGGTAAATGCTGCGTGACATTTAAGGTAATAGATAATTTTCTTTCAGATAAAAATTTTGAAAAAATACAGAATACAGTATTATCGAACAAATTTGTTTGGTTTTATTCTGATTGTGTGAGTAAACAAAACGATGGTGATTTTCAATTTTCCACTATGTTAGATACTGAAAACGATGAAATAGTAAAATTGTTTAAAGAAAAAATACAAATAGAAAAGGTGATTAGAGTTAAAATAAATCAAACTCATAGAACAAAAAATCTTTTAATTCATAAACCACATGTTGATCAACATTTTGACAGTAAAGCTATGGTTCTTTATTTGAATACAAACAACGGATACACTTATTTTGATGACCAAAAAGTGTCCTCAAAAGCCAATAGGGCGATTCTTTTTGATGCTACTGCCTTACACGGAGGAACTACTTGCACAGATCAAAAGAGAAGAGTAGTATTGAATATGAATTATATTTAATGTTGAATTTTAGATGTAAAAAGATATATTTTTAAGAGGTTTAAACATGGCAAGTACATATTCAGATAGACTCAAATTAGAACTCATGGCCACTGGCGCTAATGCCAATACATGGGGTACTAATACCAATAATAATTTAGAAGTAGTAGATGCTTTTGCAGCAGGATATTTATCAAAATCAGTTGCAGGTTCAGCAAATATTACACTTTCAACAGCTAATGCCTCCGATACAGCAGAATCATCAAATAAAGTAATTGAACTTACAGGTGCTTTAACAGGGGATATTGTTGTCTTTATTCCTGCTGTTGAAAATAATTATACTTTTTTTAACAACACTACAGGTTCACAAACTTTAACAATCGCAGCAACAGGACATACAGCTAATGGTACTTTGATTACACAAGGCGCACATACCACTGTTTATTGTGATGGCTCATCAGATTTTAATGTAGAAATTGCAAGTTCAACAGACGCTGCTGCTTTAAACAAAGGAACCTTACCAGATGCAAGATTTCCTGCGACATTGCCCGCAGCTTCTGGCGCTAACTTAACAAGTTTAAACGCATCAAACTTAGGATCAGGAACTGTTCCTAATGCTCGTTTAGATGCACAACTTCAAGATGTAGCAGGATTAGCTGTTACTGATGGTGGTATTATTGTCGGTGATGGTGGTAATTTTGTTTTAGAAACAGGAGCTACTGCAAGAACAAGTTTAGGTTTAGGAACATCATCTGATGTTCAATTTAATGATATGCAAGTAGACTCACTTGGTGTCGCTACTGCAGCATCAGGAACAAGTGGTGAGATTAGAGCCACAAACGACATTACTGCTTTTTTTTCATCTGATGTCGCATTAAAAGAAAATATTCACAACATATCTTCACCTATGGAAAAAGTACAAAATCTTAATGGTGTGCTTTTTGATTGGAAACAAGAATTTATTGACGCCAAAGGTGGGGAAGATGGTTATTTTGTTCGTAAAACAGACGTAGGTGTTATAGCTCAAGATGTTGAAAAAGTTTTACCAGAGGTCGTAGGCACAAGACCTGACGGAGTTAAAGCCGTTAAATATGATCGTTTATGTGCTTTATTAATCGAATGTGTAAAGGATTTACAAACTCAGGTCAATGATCTTAAGAAGGGAGAATAAGTTATGCCAACACCTTCAGGTCAAATAGGTCTTTCAGACGTAAACGCAGAATTAGGAAACTCTCCCACAGCTCAAATAAATATGGACTCTGCGCCTGTAAGAGGATTAGCAGAAGTTCCTAGTGGAGCCATATCCATGTCTGACTTGCAAAATAAGTCTAATGTAAAATTTATTGTTGCTTCAGGTGGCTCAGAAAGCACTGATGGAGATTTTAAAATTCATACTTTTAATAGTAGTGGTACATTCACCGTAAATGATGCAGGTAACTCAGGAGGATCTGACACCGTTGACTTCTTAGTAATTGCAGGTGGTGGAGGTGGTGGTCGTGAACCAGATTCAAGAGCAGGTGGTGGAGGTGCAGGTGGTTTTAGACTTGACTATCCAAATCCCGCTACTGGAGGTTTACCAGTATCAACAGGTGGAATACCTGTCACCATTGGTGGTGGAGGTGGACCCAACAGTCCTGGCAGTTCATCAAATTTTTCTACAATAACTTCATCTGGGGGTGGTAGCCAAGGAAGACCAGGCGGATCTGGTGGTGGACAACACACCTTTCAATCTGGTGGAACAGGTAATGCAGGGGGATTTTCACCTCCTGAGGGAAGACCAGGTGGAACTTTCTCTAACCAAGCAGGTGCAGGTGGTGGTGGAGCAGGCAGTAATGGTCAAAATGGATCAGGTAACACCGCAGGTGGTGGAGGTTCAGGATCACCTACCAATATAGATGGCACTTTCTCAAGTAGAGCAGGTGGCGGTGGAGGCTCTGGTGGAGGTTCCGAAGGTCCCGCTAATGATGGTGGTGGAGCAGGTGGTCGTCAAACAGGTGGACCTCGAGCAGGAAGACCAGGTACAGCTAATACCGGTGGCGGAGGTGGAGCAGGACCCTCTACTCGAGCTAATGGCACAGGTGGAAGTGGTAAAGTAATTATTAGGTACAAGTTTCAGTAATGGCACATTTTGCAAAATTAAGTGATGAAAATTTAGTTCTACACGTAGAAGTTGTGGATAACTCAGTTTTAGAAGATGAAAATGGTAATGAGCAAGAGTCTTTAGGAATCGCATATTTAAATTCAATACACGGATGGCCTCATTGGAAAAAAACCTCTTATAATACAATTAAAGGAAAACATTATGAAGCCGATCATCAAACAGAATCTTCAGATCAATCAAAAGCTTTTAGGAAAAACTTTGCCTCTATTGGTGGAAAATATGATTCTACAAAAGATGCATTTATACCTGAGCAACCTTTTAATTCTTGGATTCTTGATGAGACTACATGCACATGGATTCCTCCTATTACTGAGCCAATTACGGAAGAAGAAACAAAAAGAATTTATTGGAATGAGTCAAATCAAAGTTGGGACGCAGAAGACGTTGATGGAACAATTTTGAGATGGAGCACAGAAACATCTTCATGGAGTGCTGTTTAACTTTCTAGATGAAAGATAAAGTAGTCCTATCAGAATCTTTTTACATTAAAGGTTTTATTTCTAAGTCACTTGATTTAGATAAATTCTATATAAAAAATAATGTCATAAAGAATTATGCTTATGATTCACAACTTACAAAAGATAAATTATACCCCTCTAAAGATTATGTTAATTTAAGCCAAGATGAAAATGTATTAAGACTAAATCAATATTTTGTTGACTTTTACAAGTTATATCACAAAGAAAATATCGAGATAATGCACAACTACGGTATTTTTTTAAATCAAAATCAATCAATAAATTTACATAATCACATTAATGATTACGACCTTACTAACAGTCCAGAGATTTCTGTATTGTATGTAGTTGATTGCAATGATGATTCTTTAAATGTTGAATTTCAATTTCATAAAAGACTTACAAGAAATTCAAAAAAAATGGTTACTCTAAAACAAAATGATTACCTTGTATTTAATTCAAATTTACAACATGGCATATTAGCTAATAAAAATAATAAACCAATTTTACTTTTATCTTTTCAATTTAGAGTGAGATCTGATCAAATATAAATGACCTTAGATAATTACTGGTATTACTTTCAAGATGCATTACCAAGTCGTTTTTGTGATGACATTATTGCTTTTGGTAATGAGCAAGTTGCTCAAACAGCAAGTGTTGAGGGCTTTCAAGGTAATGTAGATAATCAAAACGATGTATCAAAACTTTATAAAACAAGAAACTCTTCAATAGTTTGGATGAATGAATTATGGATATGGAGAGAAATAGAGCCTTATCTAAGAGAAGCTAATAAAGCGGCAGGTTGGAATTATGATATTGTCTCTCCTGAAAGTTTTCAATTTACAAAGTACACAGAAAATCAACATTATAGTTGGCATCAAGATGCTTTTAATAAACCTGACAAAGAAGGATTAATACGTAAAATTTCTTTAACTCTTTCATTAGAAGACGGTGACAAATATGAAGGTGGAGACTTTGAATTTGATTTAAGAAATGACAGTGAAAGTAAACCTGTCATGATGAAATGTGCAGAGGCTAGAAAAAAAGGTACATTAATATTCTTTCCCTCTTATGTTTGGCACAGAGTTACCCCTGTAACATCAGGAATAAGATATTCTTTAGTTATATGGAACAGAGGTTTACCTTATAGATAGGAGAAGTAATGAAAAAACAATCAACAGGTAATCATTTTCAAGATAATCATTATGTAGTTATAAGAGAGGCAATCAGTTCTGATTTAGCTAGTTTTGTTTATAATTACTTTCAAAATAAACGTGCAGTAGCACAAAAGCTTTTTGAGGAAAAATACATTTCTCCTTATGAGCAGTCGTGGGGACATTGGAATGATCGACAAGTGCCTGGGACTTATTCTCATTATGCTGATGTAGCAATGGAAACTTTACTCCTACGTGTCATGCCTGTTATGTCGTACATTACAGAATTAGAGTTAGTTCCGTGTTATTCCTATGCTAGAATATATAAATATGGTGATGTCTTACACAGACATAAAGATAGACCTGAATGTGAAATCTCAACTACTATAAATTTGGGTGGAGATAATTGGCCTATATATTTAGATCCTTCTCAAGGAGAAGGCAAAGAGGGTATTAAGGTAGATTTAAATCCTGGTGACATGTTAGTTTACAAAGGTGAAAAACTAGAACATTGGAGAGAGCCTTTTCAAGGATATGATTGTGGTCAAGTTTTTTTACACTACAATGACAAAAAAGGACCTTTTCAAGAAAAAAATAAATTTGATCATCGACCTATATTAGGATTACCAAGTGATTTAAAAAAATTTAATGCTTAAAGAAGAATTATTTGACATAAAGAGTTTTATTGGTGGATGGTACATAGACAAATTATTATGTGATGCACTTATCGATTTTCATGAAGCAAATAAAGATAAAGTTGTGCAAGGCACTGTTGGAAAAACAATCGTAGACAAGAGCACTAAAGACAGTCTAGATCTTCGTTGTCGTCCAAACGGACATCCCGTGATAAAAGAATATCAACAACAATTACAAAAATGCCTTGATTTATATTTAGAAAGATATGAGTCAGCTAACAATGTTAATTATTTTGCTGTTCATGAAAATATTGCAATACAAAAATATAAGATTAATGGTGGATTTAAAAAATGGCATTGTGAAAATCAAGGTTATTCTGGAAACATTCAAAGATATTTAGTTTTTATGACATATTTAAATGATGTTAAAAACGGAGGCACAGAATTTAAATATCAAAAAATTAAAACTGAAGCAGTGAAAGGACTTACGCTCATTTGGCCAGCTTTTTTTACACATACTCATAGGGGCGTAATATCAAACGAAGATGAAAAATACATCATTACGGGATGGTTCAGTTTTAATGAAGGAGAACAAAATGATTAAGCCGGAAGAATTAAAAGATAAAAATTTTAAAATATTTTTAGGAATGCCCATGTATGGTGGCATGGTCTCAGAAGCGACAGTTCATGGATTACTAGAATTACAACAATGGAGTATGGCAAAAAAGGTTGGACTACGATTTCAATCCATGGGTAATGAAAGTTTAATAACTAGAGCTCGTAATACAATTGTTTCCATGATGATGGATCAAACTGATTTTGTAGCAACGCATTTATTATTTATTGATGCTGATATTGGTTTTCAGTGGCAAAATATTGAAAGATTATTATGTGCAGACAAAGACATAGTTTGTGGTATTTACCCTAGAAAACATATCTATTTAGAAAAAGTAAAAAAGATATTAGAAGAAAATCCTAATGCAACTCCTGACGAAATAGAGGCAAAAGCTTTAGGTTATAATGTTAACTTTGACAATCCAGAATTAATAAAAGGAGAGAACGGTTTTTTTAAAGTTAATGAAGCAGCTACAGGTATGATGCTAGTTAAAAGAGAAGTGTTTCGCACGATGATGAAAAAATTTCCAGAGCGTAAGTATGAGTCTGATCAAATTGTAAATGGAGGGTATTACAGATCTGATAATTGTTATGACTTATTTGCTGTTGGTCCTTATCAGACATTAGATAAAAAAAGATATTTGTCTGAAGATTACTACTTCTCAAGACTATGGACTGAAGAGTGTGGTGGAGAGATATGGGCAGATTTATCCATGCCTTTAACACATTTTGGTAACAGAGCATTTAAAGGTCACGTTGGGACTTTAGTGGCGGAAAAAAAATAATGGAAATAAAATCATTAGATAATGACAACGGTTACATATTAGATGATGTACCAGTTCATATTTTTGAACAATTAAAATTACATATACAAGATGTAAACTTACCTGAAGCTAATAAAGATTTAGCAGGTAACATATCTAAAGAGTTTCATTTACCAAAAGGGCCAGAAATTCTTCAATCATATATTCTTGAATTAAAAGATATTTATACTCAAAGATTTAAAATAATGGATCATTATACTATTCTTACAGATTCATTACCTTTTTGTTTAAATAGCACATGGGTAAATTTTCAAAAAAAATATGAATTTAATCCAGTGCATGTTCATTCAGGACTTTTTAGTTTTGTTATATGGATACAAATACCTTACACAAAAGAAGAAGAATTAAATTCTGAACACTGTAAAGCAAGTAATACGAAAGCTGCAGGTGCCTTTTCTTTTGTATATCCTGATATACAAGGAAACATACAATCTGATATTATATGTGCTGATAAAAATTATGAAGGAAGAATAGCTTTTTTTCCTGCGAGGATGGCACATTGTGTTTATCCTTTTTACACATCAGATCAAGAGAGAATAACTGTATCAGGAAATGTTTTTTTAGAAGTAAATAATGAATATAAAAATACTACAACATAATGAATTTTCTTTATTTGCTGTATACGTTTTAGAGGACTTTTTAAGTGAACAAGAAAATTTGTTAGTCACTGAAGAAGTAAAAAAATGTATACAGGAGGATAATTTACTTACTAATAAAACTAACGTTCATGCCGAAATGACATCTTGGCAATCAGCTTTAAAAAGGGAAAACCTAGAATTTTTCTTTAAAAAGGTAGCTGACATGGTGATGATTATTTATAAGATGAGGGAACCCAATCCTAACCGAGCACAAGAGTTAACTTTTTTTGACTCGTGGGCAATGAAACACAATAAAAATGACTACACAAGAAACCATATTCACGGCTCAACAATGTTTTCTGGTAGCTACAATTGTTTAGTTCCAAGCTCTGATCAATTTATGTTTTTTCCAGATTTTACAGATAATGTTCAAATGAAGTCAAATCAACTAATATTCTTTCATGGACTTGCAAAACATAGTGTAAATAAGAACTCTTCACATAATCCACGATATTCTCTTGCTTTTAATATGGAAATTGATTCATAGTTAGAATATATTATGCCCTATGCCCTTAGTTAACTTTAGACCAGCACCAGGCATCAATAAAGAAGTGACCGACTACACAGGCGAAGGCAAGTGGACGGACGGTGATAACGTACGCTTTTTTCAAGGATTGCCACAAAAAATCAAAGGATGGGAGAAGTTTATCTCCACAACCTTAGTAGGTGTTGCACGTGATCAACATGCTTGGGTAGCTTTAGATGGCACGAGGTATAATGCTATTGGGACAGATAGAAAACTGTATGTCGTAGAGGAAGGCCTAGCCTATGACATTACACCTATAAGAGAAACACAAGCCTTAACTAATCCATTTACTACAAATGCAACAACATCCGTTGTTGTGACAGATACCTCTCATGGTGCACAAAAAGGAGATTTTGTAACCTTTGATTCTTTCTCTGCAATTGATGGTCTTGACATGAATAAAGAGTTTGAGATTACCTCTATTGCTAATAGTGATGCTTATGTTGTAACAACAACCGCTGCTGCGTCAGGATCTACTTCTGGTGGTGGTGGATCAGGTAACGCAAAGTATCAAATATCAATAGGTCCTGAGCTTTCTACATCAGCTTTTGGTTGGGGCACAGACACTTGGGGTGCGGGAGGTTGGGGCTCACCTTCGACAACATCAAATGTGACATTAGAGGCAAGACAATGGTCACTTGATAATTTTGGTGAAGATTTGATAGCCACAGTTTTAAATGGTGGAGCTTTTCAATGGGATACTTCAGTGGGCGTAAGCACTAGAGCTGCTGCTATATCTGGAGCTCCTACAGCATCAAGATTAAGTTTAGTTTCAACCCCTGACCGACATTTAGTTTTTATGGGAACAGAAAATACGATTGGCTCATCAAACTCTCAAGATGATTTGCTTATTAGATTCTCTGATCAAGAAGATATTACTACTTATCAACCAACAGCAGAAAACACTGCTGGTTCTCTTCGTATTGCTGATGGATCACGAATCGTGGCAGCAGAGAGATCAAGAGGTCAAATACTCGTGTGGACAGACACCTCATTACATTCCATGCAATTTATCGGACCACCTTTTACGTTTGGATTACGTCAACTAGGTCAAAACTGTGGAATCATTGGTAGTCATGCAGGTATTGATTTAAATGGTGTTGCTTATTGGATGTCTCAAGATTCTTTCTTCTTGTTTGATGGTACAGTTAAAAAACTACCATGCACAGTAGAACAATTTGTATTTAATAATATTAACATTACAGGATCAGAAAACGCCTTTGCAGGGCATAATGGTGAGTTTAATGAAATAATGTGGTTTTATCCTAGAACAGGATCAGATCAAATAAATGCTATTGTTGCTTATAATTATTTAGAACAAACATGGTGGACTGGAACATTATCAAGAACTACATGGATTGATAGAGAAGTTTATGAAAACCCAGTTGGAACCGAATATCTATCTACTACCATAGCTAATAATGAAACAATCTCAGGATTAACAGATGGTGCAACACAATTGTATTTACATGAAACAGGCAATGATGCAGATGGAGAGGCCATGATTGCTTTTGTTAAATCAGGCTCTGTTGAAATAGGTGAGGGCAACGATTTATTATTTGTTTCCAAGTTAATTCCAGATGTGCAGAATCAAGAGGGAACATTAAATGCAAAGCTAGAGTTTAAAAATTATCCAAACACTAGCACAAGCACTATTAAAACAGCAACCTTTACTGATGCCACCGAGTTTGTTAGTTTAAGAGGACGAGGAAGAGAATTCACAGTCAATGTTGTTTCAAATACCACTGGCACAGCATGGAGATTAGGAACACAGCGTTTTGATATACAACCTGATGGTAGAAGATAATGGCTAAATTAGTATTACAAAGGTTCCCAGATCCTAGAGATGAATATCAAAGAGAGCAACAAGCTGAACTTATTAGACAACTAGAGGAATTAGTGCAACAATTAAACACTCAATATACACAAGATACTCAAGAGGAATCCACAAGAAGAACGTGGTTTTTTAAATAAATGGCTGACGTTTTTAAAAGATTTATTGCAAATTTGACAACTACAGATTTAACAACTGTTTTTGAAGTGCCTACTGCAAACGTAGCGTCAACACCACCAACACCAGTTTCTACATTTATAGTGCAAACTATAAATACACATAATTATGACGGATCAAGTGCGGTAACTGTTAATTTTGACCACAATAATGGAAGTGCTGATTTTCAAATATTTCAAGTAGATGTATCAGCATCTGATACGAATACAATAAGCACAAGTATGGTCTATCAAGAGGGAGATAAAATGAAGGTACAGGCTAACGCTGCCTCAAGGGCAATAATTGAGGTATCTTTATTAGAGGTAAAACAGCAACAATAATGTCTCCTTTTCAACTGTTACAAGTTTGGAGAAATAAACCTTTTAAAAAAACAAACTATGAAAATATCAAAGCATTCTATGATGATTATAAATACGTAGAAATGAAACCTAATTCACAGATTAGTTTGACAGAGGGACTGTTTCATATCATTTTACCTCACCCTGGAGAATGGGTGAAACAAAATTTCAAATTAGAAAGATATATAACTTTATGTAATGAAACTAATTCATTCTTATATTTTACTTTAAAGCAGTCATTACTTTTTGACGATGAGCAAGAATACAAACTGCACGTAAAAAATGGTGTGAACCTTGCAAATTGACTTATTTTCAATACCTATTTGGATAGGTAATATTGATACATCAAAAATTATTCTTGATACTAAAGAATTAAAACCGACTTTCGGATCTGAATTAAATACAACATTTGATGATGGGGAAGGCAGTAAAGTCACACAAGATAGTATTGATTATTTAAACTCAGTAATTATTGGCCAGTTGAATAATTTTTTTAAAAGAAATTATGTGATTGACATTACTAATATTTGGGAAAATCATTATAATCAAGATGATTTTCAAGAAAATCATATACATGCTAATTCTGATCTTTCTTTTATAATTTATAAGAAAATTAAAGAAGCTAGGACACAATTTGTAAATCCATCCGCAAAACTTTTAGATGCATTTTATTCAAGCTGTATCATAAAAAAAAATATATTAGGTCAAGAATTTTTTGTTCCAGAGTGTAGAGAAAACCAAATTGTAATTTTTCCTAGCTATTTAGAACACTTTGTGAGAAAAACAAATGATGCTATAACAATAGCAGGTAATTTAAATATTACATTTGAATGAGATTCATAGAAGATAAATTAATTTTTATAAGTAAAATTAGAAATTATGCAGATAATAATAAAAAAATACTCGCATGCATAGATGGATTAAACGATAAAGGTTTATCTTCTACTAATGAACAAATAACAAAAACTGATTGGGACAGTGTAAACTCAAAGAAAGATTATTTTTTTCACATTGATTGGGATGTAGACAAACATTTGGAAAAACAATGTGCTATCTTAGGAGCTAATGAAGCTGAGATAGATAAGGTATGGTATCAACAATATAGAACTAATTCATCTCATGGGTGGCATACACACGCAGGCGCACATTTTAGCAATGTATACTTTGTTGAATGTAAGAAAGGACAACAAACAGAATTTAAAAATTTTGATATTGAAGTAGAAGAAGGAGATTTAATTAGTTTTCCAGCATTTTTACCTCACAGGTCAAAAGAAATTATTGATAGTAGAAAAACAGTAATAGCTTTTAATACTCAAATACATGGATTGTAAAGTCATAGATAATTTTCTTCCACAAGATATTTTTAACAATATTCAAGAATTGTTAATTAGTGATAAGTTTGGGTGGTTTTATTGCAATGCAGTGGGAAACCCCTTAGATGATGAAGATGATTATTATATTCATCATTTTTTTGAAGATGGTAAAATTCATAGTCTATACTTTGAAAAAGTAATGATCCCTATTTTGTGCAGATTATCTTTTTCGACTAATAATTTAGATAGAGCAAGAGCAAATATGTATACGAAAAAAGAAGAGAGATTTATTCATGATTTACATAATGATTCAGATAATAAACACGTTGTAGGTTTATTTTCCTTAAATACAAATAATGGATTTACAATGTTTGATGATGGAAGAAGGTTTAAATCCACAGCAAATAGAATGCTTATATTTGACGGATCTCAAAGACATTGTAGTGTCACACAGACTGATACGAATATAAGATACAATATCAACATTAACTTCGTATAGAAAAGCTATTGATTTCCTAAGTTTTCGCCTATAAAACTATAGTATGGCGAAAATTGTAGATGAACCTAAAATCTTGCGTTACGACATGATTGATGGTGAAAAAGTCCCTGTTTATAGTGCTAAAGTAGAAACTACAATAACAAACACTAAAACAGGTCAAGAATATAATTCACATGAGGAGTGTCAGGCCGACATTGACAATCCTGATACAGAAACAACAGAGGAACATATTAGAAGAGATGTTCACGTAACGGCTCCTAATGTATTTGCTGGAGCACACACACTACCGGAGTAAAAATGTTTAAAAAGATTTTTTCAGCAGCAAAGAACTTACTTAAAAGTCCTGTTGGACAAATCGGTATTGGATTACTATTACCCACATTCGCACCCGCTCTTGGCACTATGGCTAAAGCAGGAGGACTTAAAGGTTTAGTCGGTGGTATTGGATCTTTTGCAGCGGCAAATCCCATGCTTACTCAAGCTGGTCTGGGTTTACTTGCAGGTGATAAGCCTGCGAACGTTGCAAGAAACGTAGCCCTCGGATCACTGACCAGGGGCATTGATGCACTAGGTAAAGGCAATACATTTATGAGTGGTGTTCAAAGTGGTTTTGGTATAACTCCTGCTGGCGCAACAGAACAAATTTTTGACCCAGTTTCTGGTGCTATGAGAGATTCACTTGTAACTCCTTCAGCTATAAAAAAGCCAGGATTTTTAGAAGGCTTAATAAAAAAAACGAAAGTTATAACAAATGCAGATGGTTCACAATCCGTCGTTCCAGTTACAGACTTCTTTGAAAAATATGGCACTTTATTAAAATTAGGTTCTGTTGGTGCAACTGTTGCAGCAGCAGCAATGACTGATGAAGAAAAAGAATTTTTTTATGACCCGAATAGAAACCCTTACTTAAAAACAGGTAGTGCTGACAAAGACTTCTTTGAAGATATAAACCCTTATTACTCAATGAACCAAGGTGGAGGAGTGATGGACTTTCCTGAAAAAGACGGTATGATTAATGGTCCAGGTGACGGTCAATCCGACGATATCCCTGCAATGCTCTCCGATGGCGAATTTGTAATGACTAAGCAAGCAGTAATGGCTGCTGGCAACGGAAATAGAAGTGAAGGCACAAAAAAAATGTATGACATAATGAATTCATTAGAAGATAAAGCAAGAAACATGGGAATAGGAAGAGTCTAATGTCGCCAGAAGAATTACAAAAATTAATTGCACAACAATATGGTAACGTGCTAACTGCTGGTCAAGCTTTAACATCAAAACCAAAACCTATTCCGACTCAAGAAGTTGTTCAACCTTCCGCTGCTATAGGTCAAGCCACTAATTTAGCTGCAAATGCTGCTACAACTGGACCAGATTTTTTTGGTATGGGTGTGGGTGCACTACAAGGTGCTCAATCAGCTATTGGCAATGCCATGGCAACGTCAGCTCAAACAACCGGGGCCTACGATCCACAGTCTTATCAAGCTTTTATGAATCCTTTTCAACAAGAGGTTATTGATCGATATACCCAAGAAATGCAAAGACAGTTTGACATCACTGGTCAACGTAGAAAAGCAGATGCTATCAGTGCAGGCGCTTTTGGTGGTGGTCGTGAGGGTGTATTAGAGGCAGAGGCACAAAGAGGTTTTCAACAACAATTAGGTACTGGCATCGCTGGTCTTTTATCATCAGGTTTTCAAACTGCACAACAACAAGCTCAACAAGCATTTGAAAATCAAAGAAAAGCACAACAAGCACAAGCAGGTTTAACACTTGCTGGTGGTGAATTAGGAACTGGTATTGGTCAGCTCTTTGGAACATTCGGTGTACAAGCACCAACAACACAAGCAAATTTAGCAGCACAACTAAGTCAATTAGGAGTTACAGAAACTGCTGCACAACAACAAGCAGCACAACAAGCATTTCAAAATCAAATGGCTCAGTTTAGACAACCATATGATCAATTAACATTTCAAGCTGGTTTACTTGGTGGTGCGGCGCCAGCCTTCATGTCACCAGCAACACCAGGTATGGGTAACCCACTTTTACAAGGAATAAGTGCATTAGGCGGGTACGCAAGATAAGGAGGGTCAATGAGTTCTACAGGATATGACACTCTTAGCGATTTTAAAATCGATCTCACAGTTGATCCTATTCAACCAATAAATTCTATTAGACCACATCAAGGTGGTGGTAAATTTACTATTTCTGATCAGATGGAGACACCAACTCCAGAGATGGAAGCTAACGCTGCCACGAGCATGCAACAAGCTACTCAAGAAGTTGACGTTACATCTTACATGAATGCGATGGCAAATCAGTTTGCTGGTCAATACTTACCAGTAAGAGATCAAAGAAGAGCTTACGCTGATCAATATTACAAAGCTCTAGGTTTAGGCAGTCGATATAATCCTGCTGATTTTGAAGCTGAGATCAGACAATCTTTAGGTGAGTTACCAAAAAGAAGTGGTTTAGATTCTACTTTGAACTTTGTTATCGATGCTTTAAATGGCAGAACACAGTTTAAAGGTGTTGCAGGTGCACTTGATGTATTAGCACAAGCTACTGGTAAAGCGTTAGGTCGAGCAGAGCAAGATCGTTTAAACAGAATTAATTATCAAATGAAAGTTGGAGAGCTTGCTGTTCAACAAGCACAAGACGCCAATAAAATCATTATGGAAAAAGAAGCTGACTTTTTCTTAAAAATGATGGGTTATGACAATGAAGACATGACCAAGTTTATGAGTTTTAATGCAGACATTTTAAAAGATGTATCAGAGCATAATTTAGATGTGCAAAAAGAAAGAATTAAATCTTCTTTAGCGATGTTAAATAATTTAGATGCACCTTTAAATGTAAGTTATATAGATAACACTGGAGCCAGACAAACGGGTATGGCAAAGATGGTCGCTTCTGATGTTGGCCCACAATTAATGTTAGGTCGTCTTATGGACTTACCTGATGGTAGAAAAGTACAAATATATGATATTCCTATTGATGTAAGTAACGCAACTATCATTGGCAAAAGTCAACCAGGCACAGAGGCTGCAACATTAGCGAGTATGACACCATCATCTCAAAAGATTGTAGAAGGTGTTCAAGACTTTGCATCTTTAGATGGTATTAGAACAGACATTTCGAATATCTTAATTACCGCTTCTAATGACATAAACAAGTTAGGTTTGCCAGGTAACATACAAAGTGTTATTCAGACTGTAGGATTTAACATTGAATCAATCTTAAACGAACTATCTAAAAATTCTGGTGGTAGTGGTGCCGTTGGTACAAATGCGACCAACAAAGGTGAGATGTTTTTTAATAGGGATCAATTAAAATTTGATGATTACGATCAAGAGGAAACAACTATAACTTTAACAGATCTACCAAAAGGCAATAACCCTTTTGCAACCACAACAAAAGATGTGTCTGTGTCTATGAATGATTTATTTAGTGAAGACTGGTTTGTCAGTCAAGGTTATGACACCAGTTATGCAGAAAACAAAGTTCGTGAAAACTTTATTATTTATGGTTTAGCAAGAGCTAACAAACCTACCGGTCGTTTGAACGTGGATGATATCAAACGTGCGAGTGATGCTATATCTATTTATGGTGCAAAAGCTCCTCAAGATGTGATCGCTGCGTTGAAAGAGGTTGATCGCAAAATTAGACAAGCTCAACAAGGTTTAATACGTGCTTATCCTGAGATTATACTTCGAGATCCTACGTTCTCTAATCCTGATAAAACAAATGAAATTTTAAAAGGCTTAGGATTAGATCCTAATGATTTTGAAACATACTTAAATCAATTAACACAATCAGGAACAAGTCCTGATGCTAATGCTATTCAAAGTGAACAACCACAAAATGAACAACAAAGAACAGTGCCCAATGAGTTTGATAATGAAGGTGAAGCTGTAGATATCGATGACTTATTTAGTATATCTGTTGAGGGAGTAATTTAATGGAAGAAGATAATATTGTACAAATAGGTTCTTTCTTACCTGGCGCTAAAAAAGGTAAGCCAATTACTTTAATGAAAGGCACACCTAATCAAAAAACATTAATGTTAGAAATGCCTGGTGGTAAGATGTCTGCTCAAGATTTACAGACTATAAAAAAAGCCTATGGCTTACCTGCCGATATAAGTTTTCAACAAACACAAGACCTCTTAAAAAAAATTGAAGCAAGTGACAGACAATCAGTTTTACAAAGTATTGATCAGTTTGAAAAAGGCACACCAGAATACTTTGGAGAACTAGCGGGTCAAACTGCTGATGCAATTGCAAGAGATCAATTAATAAAAGATCCAATGAACTTTTATTATAATCAAGCAGCAAAAGAGTTTTCAATACCTAACCCCGGTTCTTACATTCCTTTTTTAGGTCAGTATTTACCTGATGATATAAGACTACCACAAGATTTAGTTTCTAAACCTTCGTTTGAAATGATTGGTGGCATGACTGGTGTAACAGCAGCGCAAACTGCAAAGATTCTTGGCACACGAAATCCTTTTGCTTTATTAACACCACAAGAATTATATGGCTCTGAACTTTTAGGAACCTCTGCTGGTAATGCAGCATATGTTTTAGGCAATAATATTTTAAGAAGTTTATTAGATTTACCTGAAGAAAGTTTAAAAGATCAAGGTTCACAGTTTTTATATGACACAATGTTAAATACAATGTTTACAGGTGGTGCTGCAGCATTAGGGCCAGTCTTTAATCATACTAAAGGATTTATTGGCAAAAACATTTTTGGTATTGATCCAACTAAAAAGAATTTACAAAAACTTGCAGAGATATCTGACACCTATGGTATGCCTCTTGGTATTATTCAAGCAACAAACATGCCTTTCTGGAGAGCTTACAGTAAAGTGATTGGTGTTTTACCATGGGTAGGTAAGGAATTTGGTAGACAGCAGCAAGCAGTTCAAGAAGGTTCTAGACAATATTTAGGCAAGTTGATGAATTCTGTTGCTCCTTTACAAACTGTATCGATGTTAGGAAAGGATTTATCAAAGATGATGCAAGATAATTATGAGTCTGTAAGAGCTGCTCAGCGATATTTATATGAAAACTTTGAAGAGTACGCAAAAAAATTAAAAGGTAAAAAAGTTATAAACATTGATAACTTTAGAAATTTAGCAGAAGAAACAAGAAAAGCTTATCAAGAAGGTATACCTGGTTTGAGAACAGGTGAGCAGTTTAGATATCCTGGCTCTCGTTCTCAAGAGTCATTTGGAGAGTTATATAAGATGTTAAGCAATCTTGAACCAAACATTACAATGGAACAAGCCATTACACTTCGTCAAATGT